CAGGTGTATGGGATGGAGTAGACCCTACTTCAGATGTATTTAGTATTGGTTCATTAATGACTACATCTAATTATGGAACAAGACAAATAGCATACTGTTTCTCTGAAGTAGCAGGTTACTCTAAATTCGGTTCATATACTGGTAATGGTTCAACATCTGGACCAACAATCACCACTGGATTCAGACCTGCATTTGTAATGATTAAAAGCACTACAACATCAGGTTCTAATTGGTGGTTAGCAGATAATACTAGAGATGTAGCAAATCCAAACAATGCTTTGTTATTTCCTAACTTAAGTAATGCTGAATACACAACAGCAGGAGTAGAGATTGATTTTAATGACACAGGATTTCAATTAAAAACATCTAGTCCAGATGGAAATAAATCTGGTGATACATTTATCTACATGGCATTCGCTGATACTCGTGATGCACAGTTTAACTTTGATGCAAGTGGTAACAAGAACAACTGGACTGCTAACAACATCAACAGTAACGCATCATCTGAAACTACCTATGACATCATGAACGATGTTGCTACATTAACAGATGAGGATACTGCTAACTTTGCTACATTGAATCCATTAGACAAAGACGGAAGTCCTACTTTTGCAAATGCAAATTTACAAGTAAATTCAGGAGCAGTTTGGTCTTCTGGTATAAGTTCTTTAGCAATGACTCAAGGTAAATGGTATGCTGAATTTCATGCAACAAGTATTAGTTTTAGTTATGTTGGGTTAGCACAAGAAAAATATTCATTTTTTAATGGAACAAATTTATCAGCAGGTATAGGATATGCTAATTCTGGACTAATTTATGTAAATGATACTGATACAAATGTCACTGGTTCTACCACCTCTTATGCTTCTTACACTACTGGAGATGTATTAGGTGTTGCTTATGATGCTGATAGTGGAAAAGTATATATACATAAAAATGGAACTTGGTTAAATAGTGGAAACCCTGTTTCTGGAACAGGACAAATTGCTACAGTAACGCCATCAAGAAACTGGCGATTTGGTGCAAGCACTTATAACTCAACTATAAATGCTAACTTCGGTCAAAGACCATTTAAATACACACCACCTACAGGATACAAAAAACTAAATACATATAACCTACCTGATAGCACGATTAAAGATGGTAGTCAGTATTTTAATACAGTGCTGTATACAGGTAATGGAACATCTCAAGACATTACTGGTGTAGGTTTTACACCAGATTTAGTATGGCACAAAGGTCGTTCTGTTGCTTACTTTCATGGTGTCGTTGATTCAGTGCGTGGTGATAGTAATGTTATGTTTACAAACGCTACTAATGCAGAGCAAAATCCAGGTGACCAACTTGATATAATTACTGATGGATTTACTACAACTTATCGTTCTGCTAACCTTGCTAATAACCAATCAGGACAAACTTATGTAGCATGGAATTGGAGAGGTTCAGACTCTACTGCTGTATCTAACACAGACGGAACAATAACATCTACTGTATCTGCTAATCCAACATCTGGATTTAGTGTGGTGACATATACAGGTAATGCTACAGCAGGAGCAACAATAGGTCATGGATTGGGTTCTGCTCCTGATATGATTATTATTAAAGATAGAGACACTGTTGATAACTGGGCAGTTTATCATAGTAGTCTAGGTGGAGGAAATGCTTCACTGTTTTTAGAATCGACTACTGCTGTAAATACATCATTAAATATGTGGAATAGCACTGCTCCATCATCTTCAGTTATTACATTAGGTGATAGAGATGAGGTAAATCGTGCCACTGCTCATGTAGCATACTGCTTTGCAGATGTAGAAGGATTCTCCAAGTTTGGTTCTTACACAGGTAATGGTTCTACTGATGGTCCATTTGTATACACAGGGTTTAGACCTGCGTTTGTGTTGTTTAAAGTAACAAGTGCCACTGATTCTTGGATTATTCATGACACAACTAGGGATACATATAATGTTGCATCTAAAAATCTTTATCCTAATGGTAGTTTTGCAGAAGATTCAAATGCTACTAATCGTGCTACTGACTTTTTATCTAATGGATTTAAAATTCGTTCAGGTTCTTATGTAGGAATGAATCAATCAGGTGCAACATACATCTACATGGCATTTGCCGAAAACCCATTCAAACAATCTTTAGCGAGGTAATTATGTATAAACTAGGAAACTTAACATTAAGAATTGGAAGGTCATTCACAGTAGGTGATGTGATGTATCCTTCTAATTGGTTACAAAAATCAACAGAAGCAGAAAGAACTGCTATCGGTATTACATGGGTAGACGACCCTGTTCGTGCTGATGACAGATTTTACTGGAGTGGTGATATCAACAATCCTAAAGCACTAGAGGATAAAGAAGAAGTAGACGAAGAAGGCAACCCACTCTATGTGAAAGTATTAGATAACACAGATCCTGAAAATCCTGTGATGGTAGACAGTGACGAAAGATTAGTCACTAAAGGTTTGAAGTCTAACATGATTGCACAAGTAAAAGATACAGCAGGTAAACTATTAGCAACGACTGACTGGTATGTCACTCGTAAGGTAGAACGCAATGTAGACATTCCTACAGATGTAGCATCTAAACGAGTATCAATCGTTGCAGAATCTGAAAGATTAGAAACAGCAATCGCAGGTGCAACTACTGTAGAACAATTAATTGAGGTAATGAATTCTCAAGACTGGGGAAAGTAATTGGCAACTCAACGAGTTCAATTTGGTGAATGGTTACCTGACCAACCATCTGTTGCAGGACAAATGATAGATGTTAATAATGTCATTCCTCAGGCAGTTGGTTATGGTGCTATTGCAAGTGCTGTAGATTTATCTAACAGTGCAGGTGAGGATTTAACATCTGTATTTGCAGGTAAGTTTAATACAATCACACAGTTATTTGCAGGCGGTGATACCAAACTATTTCTATACGATGGTGCAACTAAAAACCTTAATAATGTATCTAAGTCAGGTGATTATTCAGGTTCAAGCATATGGAGATTTGCACAGTTTGGTAATGTGGTATTAGCAGTAAACAACACAAATAAAGTTCAATCATGGACTGTTGGTTCATCTAGTAACTTTGCAGATGTAGACACCAATGCACCTGTTGCTAAATTTATTACAGTAGTTCGTGACTTTGTAGTAACTGCTAACTTAGATGGTGGAACAAATCCTAACAAAGTTCAGTGGTCAGATATTAACGATGAGACTACATGGGTTTCAGGAACAACAAGTCAGTCTGATTACCAAATCCTGCCTGATGGGGGAAATATAGTTGGAGTATCTGGAGGAGAATTTGGTTTAGTGTTTTTAGAACGAGCAGTGGTTCGTATGTCCTATATCGGTAGTCCTTTATTCTTCCAGTTCGATACCATATCAAGAGGTTTGGGTTGTATGTCTACAGGTTCAGTAGCACAATACGGCAACATCTCATATTTCTTAGGTGACGATGGTTTCTACTCTTGTGATGGTAACTCTGTAAGAGGTATTGGCACAGAAAAAATAGACAGATATTTCTTTAAAAATGCTAACTTAAATCAGTTTGATTCTATCTCTAGTGCAGTCGACCCTATTAAAAACATTGTGGTATGGAACTATCCTAATGTGCAAGGTGGTCGTTCACTACTTATATACAATTGGCAATTAGACAAATGGTCTAAGTCAGACTCTACTACTGTAGACTATATTGCATCTCTAGCGACTTCAGGTATCACATTAGAAGGTTTAGATACATACGGCACAATAGACACTCTTACATCATCACTAGACTCAAGAGAATGGGTCGGTGGTAAGTTGCTCTTTGGTGGTGTAGACGGTGAAAAGATTGTGACATTCACTGGTGCTAACATGACTGCAACACTAACTACTGGTGACCTAGAAGTAGGATTTAACAGTTGTGCTAACTTAGTAAGACCACAAATACAAGATGGTTCATCTACAGTTAAAATAGCATCACGCAAAGAACTAGACGATATTATTACATTCGGTGCATCTGTAACGACTTCATCAGAAGGTCGAGCAGGTGTTAGAAGTTTTGGCAGATACCATCGTGTTCAGGTCACACCAAATGGTAACTGGACAAACGCAATAGGAGTGGATGTAGACATCGTTCAACGAGGAATACGCTAATGGCACATGGTCGTTCTATGTATCGCAAACTGCCATTTCAAGGTGGTGACCCAAGACAAGTTGCTGAGGTTGTTAATAACTTAGTAGAGGGCAAGTCTAATAACACTGGTCATATAGATTTAAATACAAGTTGGGCAACGACTACAACTTTGTATGATGAAAGAATCGGTTTTGATTCTGTTATCTTACTTGCACCATTAAATGATAGTGCAGAAACAGATACATTGCCATACGGTGAGTTTAGTAAAAACACAGACCAGTTAGCACCAAGTTCAGGCAATACAGCAGTTGTTGAATGGACTACCGAGCATGAAGTAAATGGAGTGTATTTAGATGGAGTCAATACATCAAGGATATATGTCAGAAATGACGGCACATATAAAGTATTATTTTCATTACAATTAGCAAACGCTAATAACGATGCAGAATACGCAGATGTATGGTTTAGAGTAAACGGAACTGATGTTTCTGATTCAGCAAAAAGATTTGGTTTACCTGCAAGAAAGTCTACTGGTGACCCATCTCACTTAACAGGAACTACAAGTCATGTGTTAGATTTAAATGCAGGTGATTATATAGAGATAGCAGGAGCAACATCTTCTACTAATGTTTCTTTAGAACATTTTACTGCAACAACCACAACACCTTATACAAGACCTGCAATACCATCTGCACAAATAAATATTACATCTATAGCACCACCAAATGTAAATAGTGTATATGTATCTGCAAGACAAAAAGGTCAGGCAACTATATCACATTTTGCTAATAACACATCAAACAAGACATATGGGTATGTTATTATAGGGTAATGGATACTAATTTATTTATAGTCCCTACTAATCATGTCCATCAATTTTGGAATTTAGCAGAATCACACTTACAAAAAGCAATTGATA